AAACCGCCAGCGCCAATAAGCGCGGCGGTTCCGGCGCGCACGGTTGTTTCCATACGCGCCTGGGCCATGCGTGCCCTATGGGTTTGGTTGGTTAAGTTTTTCATTGACGCGGAAGCGGCTGCGGCAGGACCACTAAGACGGTTGGCCATAGTTAGTATAACGCCAAGCCCTAATGCCGCAGCCATTCCGACAGCCATATTAATTACCCTTAGTTAAACGCTTTTGTTCTTCAAACCACTCCGTAGCAAACTCACTTAAAAACTCCCTTTCCTGATCCGTCATGTTCCATAATTCGGCATAGCCGAAACCTTTATACACCATTGCAAGTGCCGCTATTTCCCGCCACGTCGCCTGTAACGCTTCCGGCCGGCACTCGGCAGCAAAAAATCCGAAGGGTCAACCCCGTACTCGAACGTTCTTTCGCAGGTTGAACATTTTGCTTCCAGCAAGGTGTCCGGACCAGGTTGGTTATCGATAAATGTTTCCGTAATTTCGTCAGGCTCGTCCGTAACCATCTTGTCATAAAACTCCGGCGTAACTGGCTGCCCATTGTAATCCTTAGTACATGACGCCAGAATTTCCTGCGAGGCTTCGTTTATGTTTTGTATTTGCGCTTGCGTTAACGCTTCCTCCGTAAAGCCCCGCGAAAGGCTAAGCCTAACCACGTTGTCCTGGCTGGTTTTTACCGTTAGGAGGTGTTCGTGCTCAGCGGCTACCAGTTCGTATTCCGTGTCCTCGATCCTGGTAACAGGCATGTCGTCGGGAGAGGTTGAAATTTCAATGCGTGCCCCGCAGAATGGGCAATCCTGCCGCTGAACTATGGGCTTGTTTTTCTTGGTTGCCCGCCTAATTGCTAATACGCACGCTGCGCGATCCGCAGAATACATCGTGCGTACCATTAATTTCTTTTCCGACTTTTCCCTTAATTCAATATGCGGGAATTCCAATATTTCCGCCAATGCGGCGGTAATAAGTTTGCCGGGTTTGTTGAGGATGTCTGGCCTACCGATTTTTTTACGAACAATACCCGTTAGCGGTCCGTATTTTACCTCCCGGTAATGTTGGTTATCAAAACCAAACGAACCAACAGGTAACGTAAGAACTGCTTTTTCGCCATCGCCCGTAAATTCCGGGATGGGCAAACCCGCGCCTAATTCCGTGCCTGTTTCCTCTTGTGACATTTTGCTTCCCTCCATCAACGTCTCTTCCGTCTTGGTAAGTTAACGCTTTTGTTTTTTGTTTTTAGATCGAGATCAGATCCTTCGGATCGGGCAGCCCGCCCTCGTTTTGGATAGTTGCGGTTTCCATCCATACATCTGAAGCGCCAGCATCGAGCGCAGGATGGGAAAGCTTGCTGGGCCAACACTCGAAATAAGTCCAGCCCTTTAAGCGGTTGTTGAAATCGTCCATTAGCTGAATTTTTATTGTGCGCCGAAACGCAACGCCCGGGAAGTTGCCGCTTTTCTGAACAATTTCAACCTCCGACCGCCAACGCTGCAAGTCGTTGGAACGGCTTTTACCGCGCCCAAGGACAAGTTCGGTTGCCTTATACACGCCGGGCAGTTTGCGCGTAACGCGGTCCGTGCCTTCGCGGTATTCGATAACCTCGCTTTCCTCCTCGATCCCCTCGATTGTTTTGAACCCTGCCCGCCACGAGCGTATCCCAACGCAAAGGATCCTAAACCGAAAACCCGTGTAAGGATCCTGTCGAGAACCGGCGGTTGGCCTCGACGGTAAATCGGTAACGTGCGGCATTACTGTATCTCCTCAAAAAGGCAGTTTTATTAGCGGTAAGTTTACTGCTCCTCTATGCTGCGGTTGCCGCGCATGTTGGTAACAATAAACACGACCTTTTCGGCAGTCCCAACAACATTAAAGCCAAACTTGGCTTTAAATATACCGGCATCCCTTTGCGCTTGCGGGTTAATTCCGGAACCCGTGTAAACGTAAAAGGCTTGGTCGGGGTTCGCCTCCGGCACAAATACGCCATCCTTCCAAAGGTTGTATAGGAAGTTATGCATCATGTCGAAAACGTCTTCCGACAGGTCCTCGTTGTTGGGTTCGAACGCTATCCATAGCGCATCATTTAACATGCTTTGCTCGACAAATATGGTTGTACGCATAACGTGAACAAACTGTTGCGGGCGGCCTTCCTTTAGCGTTGTTCTGCCGCCAAAAACCCTAATACCGTAACCAGGGAAATCCCTAATTATGTTTATCCCTCGCGGGTTTAATAGCAGAGAAGCATCGTCCCAATCGATCGTCGATTCGTCAGTAGCAAGCCCCGCAATACCATTAATCCTTTCATTTGCAGGCGCCTTATGCGTGCCCCGGTCGGCGGCTACACGCGACCAAACTCCCATAACCCAACCCTCCGGCGAAATGTCCTTTAATTGCGTGTAGTCGGTATCCGGATCGTAAATAGTTAAATACGGGAAGTAGCACGCGCCACGCATGGAGGAAAAATTAACCGTGTAGTCGCGCCATTCTATTGCTTCCTCCACGGTGTCGATCGATTGTGGCGGCGCAAAGATGTACATGGCGTGCAATTCTGCATCGCACCAATCAACGCCATTTTCTATTACCAGTTGCGAAGTAACTCCGGGCGTTGCAATGGCGGAAATTTCCTTAATGCCCTTAAACCTGTAAATACCCGTTTCCTGCCCGGCAGTTGAAACGCCAATGTAATCCGAATCCTGCGGCGTTTCTCCATCCAACCCGAACATTAGCGCAATATTCCAAACCGGATAAGGCAGGTTTAAATACGCCGGCGTGTTGGATGGGTTTTGGTCCAATACTTCAACCAATTCGCTTTCGTTTGCTTTTCCTGATAACCTGTTATTAACGTAATTAAGCGTATTGGTTGGTTCCATTGAAAGCTGTTGCAGCGGTTCGAAAGCCCCAACCTCATCGGCAACTTCCAGGTTAAATTCGAATGAGGTTGCAGGCGAGTTGGCTGCTATTGGCGCGCCGAGAGTTATGGGCGCGAAATAAATAGTGTTACCCGAAACGCTCGTAACCAATACGGTTATTTCGGTTGTTCCATCGTTAATATGTATAAGGCTACCAACCCTCGCCCCTATTCCATTGTTGAGGGTTATTTGGTTAGCCCCGTTTAAAAGCGCCGTTGTAATGGTTGTTGAAACGGCGTGGCGGGTAGCGGTCAAAACCGGCGTACCTATCGCAAATGCGTTTAGAACCTTGGAAACGAATTTCAGTTTCTTGTTCGTTGCATCGACCTCATGAACAACGAAATAATCGAGGTTGGTTCCATCATTTATAAACACTACATCCCCAACCTCGAAATCGCGCACGGATGCAACTTCCACTTCCGTATTCGCGCCCCCGGTTACGGCAACGGCTGCCGTTGTTTGCGCTTTGCCGGTCGTACACTCCAGCGAGTTGCCCCAATTACCAGGATTGCGGGCTGCAATTTTAATGCTATGCCCAAGCTGGTCCCCATCGTTAAACCAGCCATCAGAGGTGGAAGGGCCAGAACCGCCGGTAAGTGGCGCAATAGCAACCGCAGCCACAACGCCAGCCCCGCTCGATCCCGATGTATTTGATGCGACAAGAAGCTGCAATGAGGTCAGATGCGCATTAACGGCGGCAATTACTTGCGCTGCCGTTGAAATGATTGCGCTGCCACCATCTGTTGCAAGGCTGACGATTATATCCCAACCCGTTACCGTTTTATTAACGGTAATGGAAAGCGACTGTCCAGGCGCTGCCGGATCTTTCAATTCTACCCTTATGTTATTCGCATCCGCCCCAGGATGCCGGGCATCCCAATCGATGGCGTTATTGCTCCCTACGCTGCCCGTATTATAGGAAGCAAAAACCTCAGGGCGTAGCACGCGCGAAATCCAAAGCGCAACTCCCTCGTTAACGAAAAAGCCGCGAACATGTTTTGGTCCGGCATACCCGCCGTAAAACCCGCCGCATTTCCTTTCGAATTCCTCCCATGAGGTTACGAAAATAGCCTTGCGTACATCGCCTTTTTTTGTTCGGACAACCTGCCCGCCGATAGAGACGGGAACTCCCGCTACGGTTGGCGGGTTTTCGAAACGTTCCCGCAGGTTTAACCCAACGTGATAGTCCGGCATCTCTTTTTCTCCTATTCGGGTTTTACCAATCGCGTAACGGGCAAACTTAATATCAAGCCCAACAAACTAATTACCAATTAGCCGCATTTATCGTTAAAACGGCTAACTGCTCTTCTTTGCGCTTTTCTTTTTAGCGGCTTTCTTTTTTGGTTTATCCTCCTCCTCCTTGGGCGGTTCCGGTTCCGGTTCGGGTTCCGGTTCGGGTTTAGCAGCCACTTCCAAAGGAGCAGGTTCTATGTATTGTGCAACGCGCCGCGCGTGTAGCGCCTTCGCGAAATATGGATCCGAAATTTCCTCGTCCGTAAGTTCCCGACTTACCTCCCCTGCGCCAAGCATTATGGAATGCCCGTCTACGAAGGTAAGGCATAAATCGGCGCCTGTGTTTTCTCGAACCTTCATTGCATCCCTCCTCTATCCGTTAAAAACTGGTAGGTTTCTACCAACGGGTCTTCCTGGTAATCGCCAGGCCAATCGCGATAAATTATTGAAAATGCAAAACGCTTTACCGATAAGCCTTCCCTTACTACATTTGCAGAATCAAATTCACTTTCTTCTATTACTATTAATTCCTCGCCGGTTGCTAACGATAAAACCGTTTTATCTTTCAACAACCTAACCAACGCCCTATTCATTTCCTTTGCTAATAAATCGTCAGGCGAATAGGACATTAGCCGTATAGGCATCCTATATGTTGTTGGCTGTCTACGTTTGCGAACCTTATTCTTTGCTTTATTTTTTTCGTATTTCCAATCGTCGTTTCTAAAATCCATATCCTCCGCGTGCGCGCCTATTTCCATTACAACCTTAGGCACCTTGCCTATTGTGTAGTCCTGGTCAGGCGCTATATATATAGGCATAAATAATTTTAACCTTGCTAATATTTCAGAACTTGCCGCTTGCGATGGGGTTATATTTATTTGTTGCGACCATATCTCTTCCCCTGTTTCAAGTGTTTGGACAAGGGTTTGGCTAAGGCTTTGAAATATATTAGCCAACCGCCCTGGATCAGTAGAATTATTCCATGTACCTATTACGCTTAAAACTTTGTTTTCAAATGGTACATCAATAACCGTACCCGCTGCGGCTAATACAACCCCTATTTCGGTTATAACCTGCAATTCGTTTTCTAATTTAGTAAGCAACGAACGAACAACATCTTCCTCCGGTATAAAATCTAATTCATAATGTATTGCTATACCGTATAAATACGGCGTAGATAATTGGTTGCTATCTGGGCTTAACCTTGCCTTTACTCGTATTTGTTTATCCCCGCCTACGGGAAATGTAAATGCTGCTATATTATCTTGTACATCGTTTTCGGTATTCCAATCATTTGCTCCAGCGGTTGCCCATGCCGCGCCAGTCCAATATAAATAAGTTGTTCCCCCATCGTTTGATAACTGGTATTCAACCGTACCAAGGTCTACGTCATCCTCATCTTTGTTAAAACCTACATACCCTTCAAAACTCCAAAAACTTAACAACCCTGCAATTTTAGTATTTGGGAATTCAATAACGTCACTATTACGGTATTTACGGCCCTCCCCCAAAGCAAACTGGCCATTTTCATCGGTAGGTAATAAATTAATAACGCCGCCAGTTACTTCGGACTTTGTCTCGTCGTAACCAAGTTGACGCCAAACGTCCCGCACAAATAATGATTTAGTAGGCATTAAGAGGTTAACTCCACTATTGCAGCCTTAACCGCAGTTTCATAAATTTTCATAACCGCCTTTTCGCTTTTCTTTACCGCTGGTCCTATAAATGGTCTTGGCTGGATCCTAACCTCGCCCATTAAAATAAAGTCTTCGCCCCTTACTAACCCCTCTTGCCTTGGTCTTACATCTTTTTTCAATGGTACGAATAAGGCTTGTGCCCTTTTAGGTCTAATATATGTATCACGTGGCGGCTTACCTACCTCGCCACCTTCTAAAACCCTTGCTATTGTTGCCAACGAAATGCCTGTTTCTCTATTTGTTTTTCCCGCTGGAATTCCTACCCAAACAACGAACGGACCTAATACAACATGAGTAGGCGCGCCAAATAAATCCCCGCTATCCATAAGTGGGCTTGAACTACCTTTTCTTCGGCTTGTAATTACAGAATTAGGCGGACTTGTAACCCGCCTTATTTGTCTTTTAATTTCCCTTACTACTAATAAACCGGCACGATTAGATGCAACCTTACTATATTTTTCTATTGATTTATTAAGCAAAGGAACAGTTAAGGTCTTTGCCAACCTATCCCAGTCCCCAACCGTCCTAATCATGGGTTCCCCTTTAGTTCTCTTGAACGTTCGAAAAATATCATTATTAGGTTTGCTCTGCCGCGCAAATAGCCAGCGTGCCGTACCTCCTGTACTTCATACTCCCAATTACCATCCCCTGCAATCTCTATTATTAAATCGCCTTTTTCTACTGGCGTAGGCAGCGCGTCAAATGTAGTTTTACGCATTGTTAAATGCCCGTCTGTTGATGGTGAATCACCTAATTCCGAAATTAGCCTTTCCTCCTGCCTATCGAAATATACCTGCGCCTTAAATTCCATATAGGTTCCTGGCGTACCCTGGTAGGTTTTACGCCCCCTTGGCCTACGATATTGTTTATCTATTGCGGGTTTATTTTTTGTTGGGACCCTGCCTGCCCTTGCTAATACTTTTACCTTTATATCAACCAAGTTCATTCGTTTTGGTATTGTAGGCATAGTTACGCCAAGTCAACATGATTAGGTTCGGAGAATTTATCCAGTTGCGAATCAACTAATGGATCGCCTGTTATACCAACGCCACCGCCATCCTTCCCGCCAAATAATGTATATGAATAGCGGTCGGTTTTTTCGCTGCGCAATTTTGTACTAAACATATCGTCTTCATACTCGTCGGAATTAATTTGATGCCTTAATTTTTTAAATAGCAATAAGGTTGCCCGTTCTATTAGCAAAGGCACGGCACCAAAAGTTACCACTCTTGCACCATCCGGCACGTCCACTTCATCGGTAGTTTTTAATTTA